AATCCGACCGTCCCCTTAATGAAAGCATTGCAGAATGCGGAGAAATGGGCATGATCGGTTCTCAACCTCAGCATACTCCTGCTAGTTTTAGTGTTAGTGCATCAACTGGACCTGAACTAAGCGGAATCTTGAAAGACATTATGTCACTTGCAGGCGTTAAGCCAGTTAGCCAAGAACCGGCAATGATGCGACATATGAGTCCGGAATTTTCTCCAGCTCACGTTGCAGAACCGGATATGGCAAAGTCAATTAGCATTATTGATCAAATTGAAGGCGACGAAGGCGACGAAGAAATGGCTGCCGAAGCACAGGCAGATAGAATCTATACAAATAGCCCAGAAGAAGAAATCGAAGCACACGATTTCGGTGACAAACAAGTAACTCCTCGACAGAACGAACCGACTAAGAAAAATGGCGGCGGCAATCCTTATGTACCAACTCACGAAGGAGTTGAACAGATTGCAAATCGTTTATTGCAAGATTACAGAGAGTTTGTTAACGAATCAAATAAGGGCAAGTAATTCAACAGATCAGGAATCAGAACAGACTCTCCGGAGTCTGTTCTTTTGAGTAAATAACTATATGGCAGCCGACAATTCACTAATCAAATCTGCTCACAAGAAGCAGAAATTCACAGAACAGGATCTTCTAGACATTGCAAATTGCATGGCGGATCCTCATTATTTTTTAGATAATTTCTTTTATATTCAACATGCCATGAAGGGCAAGATGAAATATCAAGCGTTTGATTATCAAAAAAAGTTAATCGATAGTTATCATAATTATCGATCTAACATTAACATGCTTGCGCGACAAACTGGTAAAACTACTACCGCAGCTGGTTATTTGTTATGGTACGCAATGTTTGTACCGGATAGTACAATCTTAATTGCTGCACACAAATACACCGGTGCAAGAGAAATTATGAGTAGAATACGATATGCATACGAATTATGCCCAGATCATATTCGTGCAGGTGTAACTAGTTATAATAAGGAAAGTATCGAATTCGATAATGGTAGTCGCATTATGGCACAGACTACAACCGAAACAACCGGTCGTGGTATGTCTCTGTCCTTGTTATATTGTGACGAATTTGCATTCGTTCCGCCAAACATTGCTGTTGAATTTTGGACTTCAATTTCACCTACTCTTGCTACAGGTGGTAAAGCAATTATTACGTCAACGCCAAACAGTGACGAGGACCAATTTGCGCAAATTTGGAAAGAAGCAAATAAAACTGAAGACGAATTTGGAAATACTCAAGAGTTAGGTAGAAACGGTTTCCATTCTTATATGGCGCTGTGGAACGAACATCCCGATCGTGACGAAAAATGGAAAAATGAAGAAATAGCCAAAATCGGTGAAGAAAGATTCCGACGTGAACATAATTGCGAATTCTTAGTATTTGACGAAACTCTTGTTAATTCTATCTGTCTTGCAGGTTTAGAAGGTAAAGAACCTATAATGAATATGGGGCAAGTTCGCTGGTATAAAAAAATTAATCCAGATGCTACATATATTCTTAGCCTAGATCCTAGCCTCGGAACAGGTGGAGATTTCGCAGGAATTCAGGTATTAGAATTGCCAACATTCGAACAAGTAGCAGAATGGCATCATAACACTACGCCAGTACAGTCACAGGTCCGCATCCTTCGAGATATTGCCAAATATATCGACGATCAGTGTTCGCTAGGTGGGAGAGCATCTAGCATTTATTATTCCGTAGAAAATAATACGCTAGGAGAAGCTGCGCTAGTTGCAATTAATGAATTAGGTGAAGAAACTTATCCCGGATTATTCTTAAGCGAACCTATTAAAAAGGGACATGTTCGTAGATTTCGTAAAGGATTCAATACTACACACAAAGCTAAAATTTCAATTTGTGCAAAACTCAAACACCTAATCGAAAATAATACTCTTAAGTTATATTCAAAGCCTTTGATCACGCAATTAAAAGCATATGTAGCCAAAGGATTGAGCTTCGAAGCCAAGGTCGGCGAACATGATGACCTTGTTGCATCATTACTTTTAAATTTACGAATGGTGATGTTATTACAAGATTGGGATCCGAGCGTTTACGAAAAGATGCATGAATATACCACTGAAGATTACGATCTTCCAATGCCTGTGTTTATAGGATAAATATTTGAATGAAACCGATTGAAATCATAGCCAACGACCTATTTGAAAAAGTTAGAAGTCGTTTCTCTAATCTACAAATGGGAGACGAAAATGGTACAGTTACCACTAATTCTAAAGATGCAAGATTCTTTGATTTTGATTTTGTCGTCGAAGGAAATAATCTCGGACGGGTTAGTATATCAATCAATGATATGGGTAATTTAAAAATCTTCTACGGACAGGGAATTACAGAAGGTACCGATTCGATTGTTCAAGGTATGTGGTATGACTTTCTTAGAGAAATGAGATTCTTTGCTAAACGCAGGCTTCTGCGTTTTGATACTCGAGATATCGCTAAAGGTAATTTAGATAAAAACGATTTTCGATTTCTTTCTCAACAAAAATCAAGCGAAGTAACAGAGTCTTCGATGTTTGGAAGCTCAAAAACTTCTTATAGGAAATTAGAAGACACCAGTCTTATCATACGTCATACAGAAGCAATCGACCCAGAAAAGACCGGTGCCCGCAGTCGAAAAATTAAAAATCTGTTTATTCAAAATAAAGACGGGGAAAGATTTAAATTTCCATTTAAGTATCTCCCTGGTGCCCGCGCAATGCAGCGTCACGTTGCTAACGGAGGATATCCGCATGATGATGCAGGTAAAAAGATTATTAAAACCTGTGAAGAAATACTTAAATTAAGTGATTTTGGAAAAAAGGTAAAATATTCTTCACTCAACGATTCTGCATATAATATTGTAGAAAAGGCAGGGCAAAAATTAGGCCAGCTCAGACACCACATGGAAAGTATGAGCAAGCAAAAATATTATGAATCCTGGATGGAATCTCAACAAAATGATAACGGATCTTTAATTGAATTAGACGAAGTTACGTTAGAAACTTATAAAAATACATTTACTGTTCAGAAATTTGACGAAACTTTGTCAGACGTATTTCCTATCCTACATGCCATTATGCAGGAAACTAATGAGCTTGATTTAGAAAACTACGTAGGTGAAGTACACGAAGAGATAACCGGAGAAGACGAAATGCCAATTGATGAATTTACCAATTTCGACGAATGGACTAATAGTCTTACTAACGAAGGTTACTCAGATGATGAACTAGAAAGTCTACAAGATTTAGTGACTCAACCGTTACCAGTCGGCGCAAACGGCGAAGCTGTTCAAGCACTTGCAGGAATTGGAATTACTGATCCTAGCTTAGTAAATGCATTGCAGGCTATTGCTAAAATGCCAAATGGTGCAGATGCAGACGCTAGAGAAACTATTAAATCATATCTCGGTGCAGATGCTGACAAGTTAGATTGGGGTGATTTAGACGCTGCTCCTGTTGCGCCGGAACCTGCTCCTGCTCCTGAACCTTCAGACATGGCAGAACCTGCTCCTGACATGGTAGAACCTGTTGCCGAACCTTCAGACATGGCAGAACCTGCCCCTGCAGGTCCAGAAGAGCCTGCCCCTGCACCAACTGAAGAAGATTCAGATGAGGATTTTGTTGCATCATTACGTAATAAAATGAAGCGTCATAAGAATGATAATATTGATCCAGATTCAAAAGATCGGCTAATTGAACCGGACTCTTCTCCTAAGAATAGTAAAATGAAGGAAGTTGCCGACATTGTTAGCGGATTCTATAATAGAGAAGACGGTACTTGGACTAAGGGAGAACATGGGGTAGTAACTCATGTTAAGCGTTGCTTTAGTAATGACAGCGGAAAGGGCGGCGAAAAAGAAGCTGCACTTGCTGCTAAATTAATCCAACACCTAAATCAAAAAAACGAAGCCCAACAAACATTCGAAGATATTCGCAAACTTGCCGGACTGTCGATGTCCGAAGCTAAAAAGCCAAGCGCAGGGCTTTCTAAAAAAGAAAAGTCTGCCACAGTTAAGAAAGCAAAGGCAGGCGGCGATATTGGTAAGAAAGGTAAGAGCTTCGATACTGTAGCTAAAGCTGCTGGCGGCGGCGAAAAAGGCAAGAAAATTGCTGCTGCTGCAATGTGGAAAAATATCAAAAGATAACTTATTTTTCATTGACTTGATAAATAAAAGAGCATATAATTCGTATATGCAAAAACGTTCTTTACTGTGTAGTAGCACAGAAAGATACAGGCATACATAGGCATAAAAAAGGAAAATAATCATGGCCTCATTAGCAGAAATCCGCGCGAAGCTTCAGGCTTCTAGCAACCAAAATAACAACAACTCGGGCGGCGGCGACAACGCAATCTTCCCACACTGGAACGCAGCTGAAGGTACTACTTCAATGGTGCGTTTTCTTCCAGACGCAGATCCAAACAACACATTTTTCTGGGTAGAACGTGCAATGATCAAGTTGCCGTTTGCAGGTGTTAAGGGTGAAGCAAATTCCAAACCAGTTACTGTACAAGTTCCTTGCATGGAAATGTGGGGTGAAACTTGCCCAATTCTTACAGAGGTTCGTCCTTGGTTTAAGGATAAGAGTCTTGAAGACCTGGGGCGTAAGTATTGGAAGAAGCGTTCATATCTCTTCCAGGGTCTTGTTGTTAATTCTGATCTTAAGGAAGACAAGGTTCCAGAGAACCCAATTCGTCGATTCATTATCGGATCGCAGATTTTTAACATTGTTAAGAATGCTCTTATGGACAGCGAAATTGAAGAACTACCGACTGATTACGTCCGTGGTTTAGATTTTAAGATCGCTAAGACCACTAAGGGTGGATATGCAGACTATTCCACTTCAACTTGGGCACGTCGTGAACGCGCTCTTAACGACGAAGAAAAGGCTGCAATTGAACAGTATGGTCTGTTCAATCTTCAGGACTTCCTGCCTAAGAAGCCAGGCGAAGTCGAACTCAAGGTCATGAAGGAAATGTTCGAAGCGTCAGTAGACGGTGAAGCATTTGACATGGACCGTTGGGGTCAGTACTTTAAGCCAGCAGGTATGGGCGGTAGCGGTTCGCAGACTGGTGAAAACACATCAACACCTGCTTCAACTCCTGCACAAACTCGTGCTACATCACAGGCTGCTTCTGTAGATGCAGACGACGACGTACCGTTTGAAGCAGATAATAAAGTAGAAACATCTTCTGGTAGCGATGCTAGCGCACGAGCCCAGGATATTTTGGCGATGATTCGCAACCGTCAGCAATCAAATTAAGTTAGGGAGATAACATATGTCTAAGGCATTTGATATCTCTAAGTTCCGCAAATCCATTACCAAGTCCATTGACGGACTTGGTATTGGGTTTAACGATCCTACAGATTGGATTTCTACTGGTAACTACGCACTCAACTATCTTATCTCCGGAGATTTCTTTAAGGGAATTCCGATGGGTAAGGTTACAGTGTTTGCTGGAGAATCTGGTGCAGGTAAATCATATATCTGTTCAGGTAACATCATTAAACATGCACAATCACAAGGCATTTACGTTGTTCTTATCGACAGCGAAAATGCACTCGACGAAGCATGGTTGCAGGCGTTAGATGTAGATACTTCTGAAGATAAACTTCTTAAGTTAAACATGGCAATGATCGACGA